AAAAAATGCTTTACAAACAAAAAAAAGAATGATATACTTAATTCACAAATAAAAAAAGGATTCAATATTATGAAATTTACAGATTTAGTAGAACAAGCTAGAAATTATTTTGAAGATAAAAATGTTTATAATTTAATTAAATTAAATTAAATAATAATATTTAGGCTTATTGTAAGGAAAAAAATTTAGAATACAAACAAGTTAACAATGATATTATGTTACAATTAGTAATATTAAAATAAATAAAAAAGGGTTATATTACATGACTAAACTTACTTTCAAACTTATCTTTCATCTTTATCAACAAGATACAAATGAACACACTTTATCAATCTTTAAAAAATTGATGGATAGAGTTCTAGAACCATCACCTGAACATAACAGTAATGGCTATCGCGGAGAGAAGATTATAAAATTACAAATATCTTCTTCTTCTTCTCTTGATAACAATACCATTAAGAAAAGATTAGAATTAGAATTTAATGAACATTACCGAAAATTATATAATATTAAAAAAGGTAAATATCAATCACCATCTAAATTTATGGTATATGATAATGAAAAACAAAAATACATTTTTTGCAAAGATATTAAGGAGATATTAAAATGATTATAATAAATCAATATTTAAATGAAGAAAAACATAGATATGAAGTATTTATCGAAAATTTATATTGTGGTGTGTTATTATATCATTTTGTAAAATATGATAATGTTATAAAACAAGAATTTATTAAAAAAGTTATTGAGTTATTAGAAGATTATTTTAATGATGATAGCATCTTAACACCAAAAGAAATGAAAGAAAGAATTTCAATTTTTTGTAAACAATTTAATATTATTCAATTACCAATTGAAAGGGGGTGATTTTTTATCCGACAAGAGGTTTTAAACGATATTATTAGCGCTATTAAGCGCTACAAGGAGCGTGACCCAACATATAAAGCTTTAGTAATTTATATATTAGAAGAATTAGAAAGTTGTATTTTGGGTTACTATAACAATTTACAACTTAACTACTTATTTACTATGCTAAAAGATAGTTACTATCTTATGGAATTATATAACACAACAACGAAAAGAAAAGGAAAATAACAATGACAAAAGAACAAAAACAAAAACAAAAACAATTTACATCAATCAACCTAGTTGGGAAAATCTCTGCTACATCAAACAAAGTTTCAGAAGATTTTAAACAAGAAACACCAACAAAAACAGTTTATATTGTACCAAAAAACAAGAAAGAAATTGAAAAACTTGAAAAATTTGGTCTACCTCTTTACACACCAAAAGAAAAAGGGTTTGAAAGTTACACTATTGTAAAATCAGCTAAAACTGTAAAACATTATAAATCAGTAAAAGATGAAGCACCACAAAAAATGATTATGACAGTTGAAGATGAAAACGGTCAAACAATCCCTAATTTGTACACAGAGGAAAACGTAATCTTTAACATCACAAAAGTAAAAGCACAAAAAGGAAAGAATGATTTTTATCGTCTTACAGCAATCCTTGCACCAGTTGGTACAATCCTAGAAGTTGAAGCTACTAATCCATTTGGTGATTTGGAAGCGTCAGAAGATGGTCTACCATTTTAATTAATGTATGAAACGTGACAAAAAATATTGGGATAGATACGAAAGTAAATCTATCTCAGGAAAGATGGCGTTACCTAGAGCTCCCTCAAAAGGTTATAAAAATACTGTGTATGATAGTTCGGAATATGCTAAGAATATTTATACAACAGATAGAGGTGACTCTAAATTTACTTATGGGGTACAAATACAGAAAACGTATGTAACAGATTTAGATATGTTAAGACGAGCTAATGAAGTATTATTTACTAATTTATATAGTCATTTAAAAGAGCCTATAATTATATCTTCTCCAGCCACTTATACTGAGTTAGCTAGTCTTGTATCTGGTAAGTATAAAAAAATACTTGAGGAATTTGCAGATATTAAAAGAGAAATCAAGTATAATGCTATAGATGATGAACAAAATAAACATATACAACAATTTATGTCTGTATTAGCTATTCGTGAACATTCTATAACAAATTTAATGAAACGTATAAAACGGTTTAATCATAATATGAAATCTGAATTATACAATGGTTATACAAAAAAGAAATATAAATATGCAGTAAATATTGTTACTTATGCATTTCTATATTAAAAAAAGAAAGAGGAAAAAATGGAACTTAACACAAAAGAAGAATTGATTGCATTTCTTGAGGGGTTAAAAAATGATGTAGAAACTATCAAGGCTTATACTCGCCAAGAGACACCAGAAGAAACACCAGAAGAAA